CCACATCGACGCCATGGAAGCCGGCTTCCGCGCCGCCACCGAGAAGGGCGAGGAGGAGCTGCGCCGCTGGGCGTCGCAGCATCTCAACCTCGAAATCGGCCTCGCGCTGCACAGCGACCGCTGGCGCGGCGCCGACTACTGGGAGGGCGCCGGCGATCCCGCGCTCACCCTCGACGAGGTCATCGCGCGGTCCGAGGTGATCACCGTCGGCATCGACGGCGGCGGGCTCGACGACCTGCTCGGCATGGCGGTGCTCGGGCGCTGCCGCGAGACCCACGACTGGCTGCTGTGGTCGCGCGCCTGGTGCCAGGACGACGTGCTGCGCCTGCGCAAGGAGATCGCGCCGCGGCTCGAGGACTTCGCGCGCGACGGCGACCTGGTGCTGGTGCGGCCGGACGACCCGACCGGCGACGTCGCCGACATCGCCGCGATCGTCAAGCGCATCTTCGACGCCGGGCTGCTGCCCGCGAAATACGGCGTCGGGCTCGACCCGGTCGGGGTGGCGGCGATCATCGACGCGCTCGCCGAGGTCGGGGTCGAGACCGAGGCCAACGGCGGCCCGGTGTGCGCCGTGTTCCAGGGCTACAAGCTCAACGGCGCCATCCAGGGCGCCGAACGCAAGCTGAAGGACCGCACGCTGCGCCACGGCGGCCGGCCGATGATGGGCTGGGTCGTGGGCAACGCGAAGACCGAGACGCGCGGCTCCGCCATGCTGGTCACCAAGCAGGCCGCCGGCCGCGCCAAGATCGACCCGCTGGTCGCCGCGTTCAACGCCTTCATGCTGATGAGCCGCGGTCCCGAGGCCGCGCGCGGCAAGCTGATCAGCGTGCCGGCCGGCTACTCGCTGGTGGCGGCGTAATGTCCGGCTTTCTCGATCGCCTCCGCGCCCGCCGCGCCGCCACGGTCCGCGCCGACGGCACGTCCGGGACGATCAACCCGGCGCAGTGGCTGATCGACTGGATCCGCGGCGGCGAGCCGACCGCCGCCGGCGTCGCGGTCAACCCCGAATCGGCGATGCGCCTCGCCGCGGTCTACGCCTGCGTCCGGGTGATCGCCGAGGACGTCGCCAAGGTGCCGCTGCATCTCTACCGCCGGCTGCCCGGCGGCGGCCGCGATCGCGCCGACGATCGCCCCGCCGCGCGCGTGCTGCGCCGGCCGAACGCGATGCAGACCGGCATGGAGATGCGCGAGACGATGACCGCGCATGCCGTGCTGCGCGGCGCCGGCTACGGCGAGATCATCGAGAACCGCGCCGGCGACGCGACCGGCATCGTGCCGCTCGACCCGGCGCGCACCACCCAGCTGCTCGACGGGATGGGCCGCGAGATGGGTTTCCGCACCACCCGCCCCGACGGCACGGTCGACACCCTGCCGGCGTCGCGCGTGCTCTACCTGCGCGGCCTGTCGCTCGACGGCGTCACCGGCTGCTCGCCGGTGACCTACCACCGCGAGACCATCGGCCTCGGCCATGCCGCGCTGCAGATGGGTGCGCGCCAGCTCGCCAACGACATCGGCGGCAGCGTGTTCCTGCAGGCGCCCGACGGCTTCGCCTTCAAGGACGCCGAGTCGCGCCAGAACCACGTCAAGGCGCTGAAGGAATGGGCGACCGGCAAGAACAAGTACGCGCCGATCCCGCTCGAATGGGGCTTCCGGCCGGTGCGCGTCGCGATGACCAACGAGGACGCGCAGTACATCGAGGGCCGCAAGCTGACCCGCTCGGAGATCGCCGCCATCTTCCGCGTCCCGCCGCACAAGATCGGCGACCTCGAGAAGGCGACGTTTTCCAACATCGAGCACCAGGCCATCGAATACGTCGTCGACACGCTGCTGTCGTGGTACCGGCGCTGGGAGCTCCGCCTCGACGCCGCGCTGCTCAGCGAGGAAGAGCAGGAGGTCTACTTCTTCGAGCACCTGGTCGACGGGCTGCTGCGCGGCGATATCAAGGCGCGCTACGAGGCCTACCAGATCGGCCGCAACATCGGCACGCTGAGCCGCAACGACGTGCGCCGCTTCGAGAACCAGAATCCGCTCTCCGCCGCGGATGGCGGCGACGACTACCGCAGCTTCGCCGAGCTGCAAAACGCGACGCGGCCAACACCCGCCGAGGAGACTGCCTGATGCTGATCCGCATGGACGCCACCCGCGACTCGCTGCGCGGCCGGGCGCGCGCCTTCCAGTTCGCCGCCGACGCCGCCGGCCCGGCCTTCGAGATCCGGGGCGCCGCCGGCGACGAGGCCGAGATCCTGCTGTACGACGAGATCGGCTTCTGGGGCATCACCGCCAAGATGTTCGTCGAGCAGCTCAGCCAGGTCACCGCGAAGAAGATCAGCTTGCGCGTCAACTCGCCGGGCGGCGACGTGTTCGACGGCATGGCGATGTTCAACGCGCTGCGCCGCCACCCCGCCGCGGTCACCGCGACGATCGACGGGCTCGCCGCCTCGGCCGCCTCGGTCGTGATGCTCGGCGCCGGCCGGGTCGAGATCGCCGCCTCCGCCATGGTGATGATCCACAAGCCGTGGGGCATCGTGCTCGGCGACGACGAGGAGATGCACGCCTTCGCCGACCTGCTCGCCAAGCTGAGCGGCCAGATCGCCGGCGTTTACATCGCGCGCACCGGCAACGACGCCGACCAGGTGGCCGACTGGATGAAGGCCGAGACCTGGTTCACCGGCGCCGAGGCGGTCGAGCACGGCTTCGCCGACGCGCTCACGCCCGAGGACCGCGCCGCCAAGAACCTGACGCGCTGGGACCTGCGGGCGTTTACCAACGCGCCGCCCAACCCTCCCCCGCAAGCGGGGGAGGGCGAGGGAGGGGGTGCGCCGGCGCCGCGCCCCCACCTCGCCGCGCTGCGCCGCGACATCGAGGTCTCGCGCCTGCGCGTTCCCGACTGATCGACGTATTTGCAGCCGCGCAAGCGGCCCTTCGCCCGTCGATCGGCAACGGGCGGCGGACGACCGACCGCGCCGAACTGAAAGGAAGACGACCATGAAAACCCTAACGCACGGCTTGCTGGCGTTGGCTGCAATCGCGCTGCTCAGCGTCGGCCTGTTTATCGATCCGGCGTCGGCCGGCCAGGCGCCGGATATCGCCCGGCTGTTCGACACCGGGCTCGCCGAGCTCGGCGGCGGGCTGGTGCTGATCGGCGAGATCAGCATCAAGGCGCTCAAGCAGAAGCGCGCCGAGCTGCACACCGGCCTCGAGGCGATCGTGACCGCCGCCGAGGGCCAGGATCGCGACCTCACCGACGAGGAGCAGGCGGCGTACGACGCCGCCAAAGCCGACATCGCCGCGATGGACAAGCGCATCGCGCGCGCCGAGGAGATCGAGCAGGCCAAGCTCGCCGCCATGACCCCGGTCAACCCGGGCGGTGGTGGCGGCGGCGGCTCGCTCATCCTGCCGCCGCAGCTCGCCCGCGGCCCGGCGCCGCGCCACTTCAGCGGCCCGACCGCCCGCGAGGATGCCTACAAGTCCGGCATGTTCCTCGCCGCGGCGCTGTACAAGTCGCCCGAGGCGCTGGAATGGTGCCAGGCGAACGGCGTGCCGGTGATGAAGGCCGGCCGCGACTGGTTCGACAAGGGCGATCCGACCCGGCCCAGGGGGGCGCTGTCGACCGGGATCAACACGTCGGGCGGCTTCCTGGTGCCGACCGAGTTCGAGACCGCGATCATCAACCTGCGCTTCACCTATGGCGTGGCGCGGCGTTTCTGCGAGCCGGTGACCATGGCGAGCGATACCCAGGAGGTGCCGCGCAAGGAAGGCGGCCTCACCGCCTATCCGGTGGGGGAGAACGTCGAGCTGACCGAAAGCGAGGGCGGCTGGGGGATGGTCACGCTGACCGCGCGCAAGTGGGGCGTGCTGACCCGCTGGTCGACCGAGCTCAACGAGGACGCCATCATCGAGATGGCCGACAACCTCGCCATGGACATCGCCAAAGCCTTCGCCTACGCCGAGGACAACGCGCTGTTCAACGGCGACGGCACGTCGACCTATCACGGCATCGTCGGCATCCGCGTCAAGCTCATCGACGGCAGCCACGACGGGTCGAAAGTCGACGCGGCGTCGGGCCACGACACGTTCGCCGAGATCGACGCCACCGACCTCGCCAATGTCAAGGCGCTGGTGCCCGATTACGTCACCAACCCGTACTGGCTGTGCTCGCGGCAGTTCAAGTCGCTGGTGTTCGACCGGCTCGCCATGGCGGCCGGCGGGGTCAGCAAGGTGGAAGTGGGCGGCCGCCCGAACGACGCCTACGACGGCGACCCGATCTTCACGGCGAACGCCATGCCGCGCTCGACCGGCGACCTGTCGGACGTCGTCATGGCGCTGTACGGCGATCTGCGGCCCGGCGTCAAGTTCGGCAGCCGGCGCGGCATGATGATCGCCACCACCGATCAGCGCTACTGGGAGCTCGACCAGCTCGGCATCAAGGGCACCGAGCGGTTCGACATCAACTGCCACACGCTCAAGGGGCTCGACGAGGACGGCACCAGTGCGGTTGCCGGCCCCGTGATCGGGCTGGTCGGCGAGTGATGCGGCCCTTCACCGGCACGGCGAGGGTGGTGACGCTGGCGGGCGGGTCCCGCCGGCTGATCCTCCGTTCGCCGACCGGCGAGGAGGTCTACAGGGACTTCCCGCCGGACGAATGGGTCGCACTGATGCGCGCCGCCACGTTCACCAATCCCCCACCCAACCCTCCCCCGCTCGCGGGGGAGGGCAAGGGAGGGGGCGCGCCGGCCCCGAAATCCGCCACCCCGCGCAAGCGGTCGCCGTCGAGGACGGCGAAAGCCAGGAAAGGAAAGTAAGCCATGCTTCGAGGTGCCAACGACAAGGGCGTCATCGTCCTCAAGCCGCAGTCGGTCGCGACCACCGCCACCGCGACCGGGCTGATCGACACGCTGGGCTACAGCTTCTGCCAGCTCGACGTGCTGCTCGATTCGGCCGCCGCGGTCAGCTCCAACCCGGCGGTGCTCAAGCTGTCGGAGTCCGACGACACCGTGGTCACCAACTTCGCCGACATCGCCGCGTTCGTCGGCGGCGGCGCCGGCGGCTTCACCGTGCCCGACGCGTCGACCGACACTCCGCAGATCGTGCGGATGAACGTCGATCTGCGCAAGCCGCGCAAG